GGCAGCGTATCGGGACGCGCGAGGTGCCCCTGTTCGGACCCAGGGCGGATGGTCTCGGTTGCCTGCGCATCTGGAAACGGCCCGTACAGAGCCACGTCTACAGCCTGGGTGCCGATCCCTCCCAGGGTATCGACGTGGGCGAGGAGTTGGGCACCAGCGACCCGGACTACTCGGTGGGGTGTATGCTCGACGCGGACACCGGCGAGCAGGTGGCGGTCCTGCGAGAGCGCCTGACGCCCTCGGCCTTTGGGGAGTATCTGTGCTCCTTGGGTGAGTGGTACAACTGGGCGTTCATCGTCCCCGAGGCGGTGGATCCCTCGCTCGTTCAGGAGATCCTGCGGCTCCAGTACCCCATTCGCAGCGTGTACCTGCGTAACCGGGCGGCTGACGACCGGCGCCCGCCACTGCTCCAGCACGTCGGATTCAAGACCGACACGGTGTTCCGGCCGCAACTGATCTCCGGTCTCGAACGCGCCCTGCTGGATGGATCCGTGATTGTCCGCGACCCGATCACGCAGCAGGAGCTCCATACGTTCGTCTACCGCTCCAGTGGCCGCGTCGAACATCAGCCGGGTTGCCACGATGACTGCGTGTTCGCCTTGGCGCTTGCGGTGGTGGGCCTGGGCGCCATGCCGCGGGTGCAACTGCCGAAGCGTGTTCAACCCATCGTGCGGTACGGGAGAAAGTTCCCTGTCGCGCGGCAATTCCCTCAATGAATGGGGGCGGCAAGACTATGAGTCCAGCAAACTCTGAGGATGTCCCATGGGACAGGAGGGCTCCAACCAGTTAGCCGCGCCCAGGAATGCCAATGCATCTCAAGTTGAGTGAAGCGGAGTTGATCCGACTGGGGAACCGGGTGGCCGAGGACGTTCGCGGCGCCCGCGACGATCACGACGAACGCATCGAGCGCTTCCGGCGGTATCACCAGAAGTGGCGCAACCGGGTGGACGCGCCCGCGGCCAACGAAGTGGACAATCCGAACTTCTCGGTTCCGCTGCTCCAGTGGCAGGTCTACTCAAAGTGGGCCGCCGAGATGAACGCCCTGCTCGGGGACGACGCCGAAATCGTCGCAGTCCCCACCGGGCCGAGCGATCAACGCGTGGTCCACAAGATCGGGCGGTACATGACCTGGCGGATGTTCTCCAGCATGGGGATCACCAACGCCCTGACCGCCTTCGAGTTCCGAAAGATCCTCTATGGCCGGAGCCACGCCTACACGCCTTGGGTGAAGGACACCTATCAGACCGACGAAGGCGAGCAGGTCTGGTATGACGGGCCGGGCTTCTTTCCGCTGCGCCCCGACGACTTGATCCTGCCGGCAGAGACCCGCGACAGCATCCGGGATTTCAGCTTCGTGGTCCGGCAGTATCGCGTCACGCCGCAGGAGCTTCTGGACGGCGAGCACAAGGGCCTGTACACCGGGATCAGTGAGGACTTCCAGAAGATCATCGATTACGCCCGGCGCGCCCCGGAGCGCGAAGCGGAGGGGCAAGAGGTTCGGGCCGAGGAGGACTTGGCCGAGGGCGTCAACTACGAGGGGGGCCAAGCGCGGCGCAATTCCCTGCTCTGCCTGGAATGGTTCGGGCGGTGGCGGCTGCCGAAGGGCGAAACCGACGCCGGCGAGGACGATCTGAAGGCGCGGGCGGAGGACGAGACCGAACTGGTCGTCCGTTACCTGCCGGACCTCGAAAAGGTCATCGGGGTCATTCCGCTCATTGCGTTGTACCCGAAGATGCGGAATCGGCGCCCGTTCGTCGAGGCCGCACTGGTCAAGGACGGTTCCTACTGGTCGCCTGGGTTCGGAGAACTCCTGGAGTCGATCGAGGACGAGGCCACACAGAACCACCGACTCTTCACGAAGGCTGGCTGGTTGAGCGTCGCGCCGGTACTGTTCTACCGGCCCGGTAGCGGCTTCGATCCGGACACCTTCAAATACGAACCCGGGACCGCCATCGCCAGCGACAACCCGCAAGACGTGAACGTAGTGCAGATGCAGGCGAATCTCCAGTATCCCATCGCCAAGGAACAAGGCCTCAAGGCGTATGCCGAGATGGTTACCGGGGTGTCGGATCAGTCCATGGGGCGGGCGATTGACCGTCCAAACGCCCCTCGCACGGCCGCCGGCCAACTGGCGTTGCTCGAGCAGGGCAACATCCGGGCCAGCCTGGATATTCTCAGCTTGCGCGAAGATTTCGGGGCGCTGGCGGCGCACCTTTGGATGTTGGACACCCAGTTCGCACCCGAGTCGCAGTTCTTCAGGGTCACCGAAGAGGACGCCAAGGGCCTGTTCGAGACCTCGCAGGGTGGCGCGAAGATTACGGCGCAGGAACGCGGCGGCCGGTTCGACTTCCGCATCCGGTTCGCCACGTCGTTCTGGTCGCGCGAGGCCAACAAGGAGCGGGCATTGGTCCGTTACCAGCTGGATCTCCAGAACCCGCTCATCAACATGAACCCGACGGCGTTGTGGAAGGTGACCGCCGCAGTGCATAAGGCGCTGGGGGATGAGAACTTCGCCGACCTGGTGCCCGAGCCGCCCGAGATGGATGCCCCGAAGCGGCCGGCGGAGGAGTGGACCCTGTGCCTCCAGGGAGAGGACTTCCAGCCGAACCCGGCAGACCAGGATGACCTGCACTTGCTCGACCACACGCGGCGCGTCCAGGAAGCGCAGCGGGACCCGCAGGCTGACTTGGATGCCGTGGCCCGCATGGTGTTGCACATCGCGGAGCAACAGCAGCAGAAGCAGCAGAAGATGCTCATGGCCGCGCTGACGCAGAAGCTGGCGCAACAGATCGGGCAGCAGGTGGGCGGGCAGGCGCAACCTGGCGGGGAACTGGGCGGCGGCGGTTTCGCCCCGCCTGGGGGGGGACAAGATGCCTTGGCGGGCCAGTGACGCAAAGCGGCACACCCGGAAGGCGGACACGCCGAAGGAGCAGGCCACGTGGTCGCGGATCGCCACCGACCTGCTGGCTGGCGGTGCTAGCGAGGGGAGTGCGATTCGCCAGGCCAACGCGGTGATTGCGGGCACGGCCCGCCACCCGAAGAAGCGAGGAAAGAAATGAGCGACCCGGGCCAGGCGCAACATGACCGGGACGAGTTGGAGCGACTGTTGGCCAGCGAGGGCTGGGCGCTGGTCATGCGTCGCATCCGCGAGACGTACGACCAGAAGGTGCGGCAAATCCTTGGCGACGCTGACCCTGCCGAAACGCAACGGCTTCGCGGGTTCCTCCAGGGCCTCAAGTGTGCCAGGGACATCCCGGAGATCATGAGGGACGAATGCCGACCCGCGGCCAAGGTCTGACCATGGCCGTCGCCCCGCCCTTCATCCTTATGGTGCGCTGCCACTACTGCTCGCAGCAGCGGTGGCCCTCCGAAATCATCTACATGCCGAAGGGTATGGGGTGTTGCCTCCGGTGCTACGAGTGGAACGCGCACGCGATCAAAATGCTCTCGGCTGGCGCCCCCCCGCCGGGGTGCCAGGAGTGCGGAATCACCTTCGCCGAACTGGAGAGGCGGTCGCCCGGTGGCAATACCAGCATGATGCTTCATCGGAAGGATGACATCTACCAGATTCTCTGCCGGCGGTGCTCGGACGCCTACTTCCCAAAGCGTCGAGACCTCTACGGGCAGACGATCTTCGGCCACGAGAGGGGCCTACGGTGAGCGAACTCAACAAGGGCGAAGCGGACGACCCAAAGGCGCAACCTGCCCAGGCTGCCGATACCGATGCCGGCGATGGTGACCAGGGTGAACAGGCCGACACGAAACCGCCCAAGTCGGCGAAGCCACCCGACGAGGTGAAGTTGTCGAAGAAGGAGCACGAGGCGCTCCTGAAGCGCATCGACGAGGCCGAACAAGCCTCCCGGTACTGGCACGAGCAGACGAAGGCGAAGCCGGAGGCGGAGGCGGAAGGGAAGCCCGAGTCGGAACCCGATGACGATGAGGTGAAGGACGACACCACGGACAAGTTCATCGACGACCTGAGCAAGTCGGGCATCGCGGCGCTGGTCCGGCGGGGCGTGCTGACCAAGAAGGCGGCCCGCGAGATCATCGAGAAGGAAGCCCGGAAGATCGCCCGCGAGGTGGCGCAAGAGGAAGTCGGGGCGGCGAGCAAGCGGTTGACCACCGACGCCCGGCTCGTTCAGCAGTTCCCGGACCTTCAGGACAAGGAGTCGGAGCACTTCCAGCGCACCGGCGCGATTTACCGCGAGATGGTCGCGGACGATCCAGCCCTGAAGAACTCCCCTGGGGCGCTGTTTCTGGCGGCGCGCACCGCGAAAGCTGAACTGGCGGCAGAGGGCAAGGGGCGCAGCGCCGGTGACCGGGACGCCACGATCCGGGCGCAGGCCGGGGACCGGGGCGGTGGTCGGGACACGGACGTCGGGGGTGAGCTGATTGGGCCGCAGGCGCGGGAGTTGATCGCGGCATTCAAAATCGACGAGGCCGGCTACAAGCGGCACATGGGGAGGGTGCGCTGATGCCACGTAGGATCATGACGCAGGGCGTGGGCGAGTCTAAACCGTTCACGGCACCGGAGGGCACCTACCCCGAGTCGGGGACGCTGGATTGCCACGTCGGCGGTGTGCTGGTGCGCGACTTGCCGTCGGACATGCAGGGCAAGATCCTCTACCAGCAGACCGACGAGGGGATCGCGGAGCACAACCAGGGGCGGTCAGAGCTGGCTGTTCATGTCACCGATCAGCATGACCGAGCTATGGGTGGGGCAAAGGTGGCAGCTCAGCGTGGGGATGTTCGCGGCGTTCGTGAGGCATTCGATGTCGTCAGGGATGTCGCACTGGGCGAGTCGGGTGGAACCGGCCCCACAGAGTTGTGGGAGGCGCGGGATCCCCTCGGCGAAGTGGCCGACGCCCATGTCGGCCCAGGGATGCGGCCGCATTTTCTATCAGAACGCCGCAACCAAGAGGCCGGTACTAGGGGCTGGAAAATTGTAAAGGACGAGCACGGTGATCCGGTGAGAGTCGGCACCTTGGTGCTCGGGCAGATGCCCGAGGAACGGGCAGAGGCGCGCAACAGGTTTTTCCGCGAGAAGTCGCAGACAGCCGTTGCGCAGGTTGAGCAGCAGTTTCACGAGACGCAGGAGCAGGCCAACCGTGAGGCGGGCGCCTAAGCCCTTCTCCACCGGCCTGTAGGCCCCGACAGACCTCAGGGCCATGTAGTCGCCTCGAATCGGAGGTCGTGAAGTAAACGACCCGGCGCGGGTCAACCGCGCTGGATTCGAGAGAAACACGAGGACCACATGGCCAACACTGACAACCCCCATGGGCTGCGATGCCTGGGGCGCAACGTGGGCGGGGGCTACATCGAAACCGACTTGATGCAGAAGGCGGTCGGCTCTGCCGCTGCCCTCTTCATTCAGGACGCGGTGGCGCGCCTCAACACGGGGTATCTGGGCCGGTCGGCGGACATTTCGCCAGGCACCACCCTGTATGACGGGGTGAATCTGAGCTACGGCGCTGCATCGACCCTCACCGATCACCTCGTCATCGTCGATCCCTTCGCCATCTTCGAGGCGCAGGACGACGCCGACACAGACGGGTTCGCGTTCGCGGACACCGGCCTGAACTGCAACCTGGTGCTCAACGCCGGGAGCGCGGCCACTCTGCTGAGCGGCCACGAACTCGACGAAGCCACCATCAACACGACCGACACCCTGGATGTTCACCTGCACAAGAAGCTGGACGTGCCAGACAACGCCTACGGCGCCTGGTGCCGCATGATCGTCAGCTTCAACAAGCACCGGCGCACCACGGGCGTCGCGGGGGTCTGAGGAGGAACCACCATGATCCTAACAACCAGTTTTCCAGACTTCTACGGCACCACGATGCTGCCCGGCCTCAAGGAGGTCTTCTTCCAGACGCAGAAGGCCAAGCCGCAAGTGGCCCCGAAAATCTTCTCGGTGGACACCACCACGAAGAGCATCGAGCAGTACAGCGGCATGAGCGGCCTGGGTCTGTTCGGGGGCATCAACGAGGGCGGCTCCATCAACACCGACACTGCTGTGCAGCTCTTCGACAAGACGTTTATCCCGTTGAAGTACGGGCTGGGCGTCGGCACCACTCACATGATGGTGCTCAACGACAAGTTCGGTCTGGTCCGCAGGCTTCACCAATGCTTGGCGGAGTCCGAGATCGAGACCCGGGAGCTTCAGGCCGCGGCCGTCATCAACGGCGGATTCGCGGACACCGGGCCGGACGGGGTTTCCCTGTTCTCGGCCAGCCACCCGTTGCCCAAGTCGGGCGGAACGCAGGCCAACCTGCTGACCGCCGCGGCTGACCTGGATGTCACCAGCCTCGAGCTGGGACTCATCCAGTGGGAAACGATGGTGAAGGCCAACGGCATCCAGATGTCGTTGCCGACGCCTTCGGTGCTGGTGGCTTCGGCGAACCGCTTCAACGCCCACGAGATCCTGAAGGGTCAGTGGCGCTCCGACACGGCGCACCGCACCATCAACGCCTTCCAGTACGGCGAGCACGGCGCGGTCAACGAGATCATCGTGTGGTCGAAGTTGACCGACCCGGACGCCTGGTTCCTGATGGCTCCGCCTGACCAGACGGGGCTGCTGTGGCTGTGGCGGCTGAAGCCGTACACGAACACTGACTACGACGCCAAGACCGAGACGGCGTACTTCTACCGGCGCTACGTGGCGACGGTGGGGTACTACGACTGGACCGGGGCGTTCGGAACGCCGGGCGCGTGATGCTTCGGCTGGACAGAAACCCGGATGGGGCGGTCTTCGGGCCGCCCCGTCCTAACCTCCGCCGGCGCCTCCCCGCGACGGCGGCCTGAGAAAGACAGGGGGGAATCATGGGCGTAACGAACTTCGACGTTGTACAGGCTGCCGCGTTCATCGGCAGCCAGTTTCTCACGCAGGGCAAGAACTTCCACGTGCTGCCGCGCACTGGCTCGGACGGCCTGAGCGGGTTGTCTCCCCGACGCGGCTTCAAGACCCTGGTGAAGGCGCTGGCGAAGGCCACGGCCGATCAGAACGACGTGGTGAACCTGATGCCCGAGGGCGCAGCCAGGGACAACACCTCGGACTATCAGGCTGCCCCGTTGGTCTGGAACAAGGACCTGGTGCATCTGATCGGCACTGGCGCCGGCTCGCCATTCTGTAGCCGTGCGCGAATCGCGTATGTGAGCACCTACGTTGGGACGGGCTGCCTGTTCACGGTTTCGGCCAGCGCCTGTCTCTTCAAGAACCTGCTGTTCGTGGTGGACGTGGCGAGTGCGAACCCGGTTGGAGGCGTCAACGTGACGGGCGAACGCAACGTGTTCGAGAACTGTCAGTTCGCTGGGATGTGTGACGCCCTGCTCGATACCACGGGGAACTACAGCCTGCGGGTCTCCGGTGGCGAGAACTACTTCCGCCACTGCATCATCGGCGCGGACACGATACCGCGCGGCACGGGCGACAACAGCGAGCTCCTGCTGGCCAGCAGCGGCTCCGGTGAGGG